TGCGGATATTCAACGTCTGGCCGAGGACGGTCCCACCAAAATCAAACTGGTCGGAATACTCGCTGTTGATGCGCTGCATCACCTTGTCGGTGTTCTCGAGCACATCCAGCGCTTCAAACGTTACGATGTCATTGGTGAGGAACGTATTCGCCATCGGGCGGCCCTACTCTTATCGACGCGCTTTCCGTTCGGCCTCCCGCCGCGCTTTGTAGGCGGCGTAATCGCCCTTCCGGGCAGCTTCGGCAGACGGTGTTGGCGTCGTTGGGCTACCGGACCCCACTGGCTGAATTGGGGCAGGCGGCGTCATCGTTCCGGCGGTCGGCGTCGAGGCCAGGTGTGCGGCGCCGTTCGTCGGGGCCACCGTGGAGAGCAGCATCCCAAACTCAATCGGATTCGCTTGCGCGAGCTTTTGAGCGAGGGCGCCGTCCTTCACGATCGCATATTGCACATGCTCACTTTGCGGATGCTGCAAGATGGCCTGAATCTTCGCGTGATCCATCGGCACTTGCGAGCCGGGTCCGGTCGTGCGCATCGCATCGAAGTCGGCATAAACTTTCCGGCCTTTCGCCCAGGTGCTTTCGGCGTGGTTCAGAAAGTCGCGAGAGGCCCGATCCGCTTCGATGCTCTGACGGATGCGGGCGTCGATGCCGGATTGCTGCTCTTCAGCGACCCAGCGCGCAGAGTCTAGCACGAATTCTGCGTAGGTTTTATATTTCGTGCCGATCTCGTCTTCTGTAGGCTGCGGACGGCTCCCCGAAGGGAGCCCCGAATCTCCCCGTTCGGGGCCAGACGGTGAAGGCGGCGCCGGGGCCGCAGCCGCAACCGGGGCGGTCGCGGGCGGGGTGGGTGCCGTAGGAGGCTGAACCTTCGCCCGAAGCTCCGCAAGCTCGCGCTCGTAGGTGGCCGCTTTCGCTTCGGCCTCCTTTCGGGCTTTCGTCAGTTCAGCAAATCGCGCTTGGCCACGGGATTGTTTGACGGGCTCGGCAGGCGTTGATGGAGTTTCAGTCGGCGCTTCGACGGGCTCTGGTTCATGCCGCTCCATCACGTCGGCCAGCGCCTCCGATGTGACGCCCATCCCGCTCAGCGTGCGCCCGGTCGCGGATTCGTGCGTGGTAATCGCGTTTGGGTCCGGTGCTGCCGCTTCTGTTTCTGCCATTAGCCCTTCTTGCTATGGAGGTATTTCCCGAGGTTACGGTGCGGATGCCCGCTCGCCTTAGCGACGTGCGCCGGCTTGCCCTTCATGCTCCCGACCGCAAAATCATGCAGTTGCGACATGCTCATTGAGCCGCGCACCTTCTTCGCCATCGGAAACGAGGCGCCATGCTCGGCTGCCGCCATCAATCGCTGCTGAGCTTTGCTCTTCGCCGGCATGTTACCCTCTCGCCATGATTGAACTACTACTCGTCCTTATCGTCTGCGGCGTCGCTCTCTACCTCGTGGAAACCTACATCCCCATCAGCCCGCCCATTAAGGTCGTCATCCGCATTGTCGTCGTGCTCTTCCTCGTGCTCATCCTGCTCCGGGCCTTCGGCATCGGCGATGTCCCCATCCCCAGGGTGCGATAACTCGTATTGCATGACATCCTCCCGCGCCTCGAGCACGGCCTCAGCACTGCGCCCGATACAGCTCAGGCCGGGGCCGAGCTCCATATACAGCCGCGTGCGCATGAGCGGCGAGAGTTCAATCTCTGCCGGCTCAGGCATCAGCGACATTACGGCTGTGCCACCGGGTCCGACGCCGTAATCTCGATCGACGTCGCTTCAGCCGCCGTCACGGTAATGTCGAACGTGCCCTGAATGTTCCGCACCCCAGGCGTCAGATCCGCATCGGCAATGACCGTCACAGTGCAGGCGCCGATCGCCGTGCCCTTGACGAGCGCCGTGAGGCCCGTCGCATCCGGCGCGATGGACACGACCGCCGGATTCGACAGCTGCCATTCGGGCACGCCATCGACGGTTGACCCTTTCGGCAGGGGCGTGGCGGTGAGGGTGGTTTCTTGCGTGGTGCTCATGGAGATAGGCATCGGATTCTGCTCCTGTATCGGGCCGCTAGTAATCTGCAACGATTTGGCGCCGGGTTTCTTGTTCGGCGACACGATGGTAACGCGCTTCTTCTTGATCACCACGATAATTGTGCTCATTGCACCACGACGGTCATGGGCCGCGTCGCCCCGCCAGCCGTGCAGCCATTCACATCCGTCGCCTGCACGGTCAGTTGATACGTCCCCGCCGGCACAGTGGCCGTGAAATAGGAACCCGCGACGTCGTTGAGGCGTGCGCCATTCAACCGGCCCTGCTCCACGCCATTAAACAACACGCTGACCATCGTCACATCGCTTTTACTTTGCAGTAGCGAATACAGCACTTGCCCGACGCCACCCGTTGGTAGTGTGCGCGCCCACGACCCGACTGTGAGTGACACATTCGCCGGATTCGCACAGCCCGACATCACAAAGGGCGCGGATTTCGCGCTTTCGGCTGAATTATTGACCGTATCCGTGGCCGTCACTTGCGACGAGGCGCCCGGCACCGTTGCGCCGATGGATGATACCTGCGTGACGGGCGCTTGACAGGATGCCGTGACTGGCGAACCAGTATCCGTCGTCGAGCACGTCACCATCGTGAGGGTCGCCGTGGATTGCGTCGTCACACCCGGAGACGTTACATACACTTTATAGGTAAACCCTTGCGCCACGGCCGCACTTGTGACGTTCGGCTGACTCCAGAAGATCTGCGCCTGCGCCGGGGAGGCGATGATGAGCAACCCCACGAGCAGGCGGGCTCTCACTTGCCGTCTCGCAGGATTTCCAGTTTGGCTTCAATCTCGCGGATATCGGACGCCGCATCCTGCACGGCATGCCAGTCGCCCGATTCCAGCTTGATCTGACAATAGGCAATCAGGCCCGCTTTCCGCTTCTGGAGTTCGACGATCAGGCGATTCATTGAGACGGTATCACTCGTCGTCGTCGCCGTGGCTCCGCTAAAATACGGCATCGCCATTATTGTCCGCTCCCATTCGGCTGCGCTTCCGCCGCCGCCTCTTGCGCCTGCTGCGCCATCTCCGCCTGGTGCTGCTGGTCGCTCTGTTGCGATTGCTGCGCAGTCTGCGCTTGTTGCGCCCCCTGCGTCAAGGCATGGTCATGCTGCTGCGCGGCCTGTTCCAGCTCGTGTTGATGCTCCATCGCCGCCATCCCCACTTCATGCGCCATCTGGAGCCCCGTCGCCAACCGCTCTTCCGCCGCTTCGGCCTGCGGATCCATCATGGCCTTCGCCGCCGAGATGCGCGCCACGGCAATCGCGTTCGCGTTCTTCATCTCCTGCAGCTTTAGTTCATTCGCAAAGCCCATCTGGGCCTTCTGCATATCGGCCTGCGTCTTAATCTGCGTCTCTTGCAAACTGCCCTGCTGCTCGGCCTGCTTCGTCTGGATGAATTGCTGCGCCTTCTGGAGTTCACCCTGTAACTGCTGAATCATCGCTTGCGCTTGCGGCGGAATCTGGTTCTTCGGATCCTTCTGGTCCTGCAACTGCGGCGGCAGCGCGTTTCGCAATTTCTCCGCGATCTTGTGACTACCCGGAAACGACAACTGCTCCACGTAATCCGGCGTGGCCACGGCGGCCATCTCCGGCGGCAGATGCGGAATCAGTTCCCCCAACGCCTGCGCGCCCTCTTCCCGCTTCGTCGCTGTCGCCTTGCCCACCGACACCGTCACGGCATAGCGGCCGTTGTTCAAGTCGTAAAACTTGTGCAGGCTCCCCTCGAGCTGCGCGATTTCCGGCGTAATATTCGGCGGGGACGCTTGCGGTTGCCCGTTCGGCCCTTCCTGGTAGGGCTGGCCCACCATCACCTGTTCGGGTTCATCATCCATCCCGAGAATGTGAATGATTTGCCCCTTCGTCGTGATCTTCGGGATGATCTCGACCGCCAGCTCGCCCGCGTAAATCAGCGCCCGCTTCACGTTGTCGGGATAGTTGCTATTGGCGAGGTCGCTTTGCGCCTGCAAGGCCTGCAACGCCCGCCCGCTCCGCTCATTCGGGTTCGTGTTCCCCAGGCTCGCATCGCCCGTCGACGTCGTCGCCTTAATCGCATCCTCGCTGACGCGCATCAATTCCACGGCGGCCTGGATCGGCGGCTCCGTCGTATCCAGCATCGGCGTCGGATACTCTTTGCCGTCCTGATCCCACGGGTCGAACGGCAGATAGGCGTGATTGATGATGTTCCGCGTCTGCCAAATCTGCTTATAGTTTGCCACGCTCGCCGCCGCAATCATCGGCGCGTTCTTCGGCGCCAGCGCGAAAATCTCCACGGCGCCGCTATACGTGTAGTTCACCATCCGCTGCGCGTCCATGCCCTCTTCAATCACGCCGCGCAGCCAGATCTTCCCGTCGACGTTCAACTCTTCGCCCAGAATCGGAATCAGCGGAATCCGCGAGCCGACCCAATCGAACGACTGCAACGATTGCACGGCGTTGATGATGTCGCACTTCACGCTGGGCACTTGCATGACGCGTTCAGCTTTGATGTCTTTCTTGTCATCAGGCTTTTCTTCAGTGACGGTCCCGTCTTGTAGTTGATACAGATGGCGCTTCGTGTAGACGATGCGGTAATACTCGGCAATCCTGATGCTCTCTTCACTCACCCATGAGGACCACTTCGACATATCGCCCGTGGACATGAAGGCCTCAAGTCCGCGCAGGTCCGCATCCGGCCACTTCCGTTCGTGCTCGTCCTTCGAGATATCATTCGTGACGAACGCCCAGCCCATATCGGAATACGTCGGCAGCACGGCCGAGGGATCACGATACACGCTCAGATTGTTCGTAATGCGCTCCATTCGCAGCGCCTGCCACATCGCCTCTTCGGTCAGCTCCCCGTCCCACGTTTCGTTGATGTAATCCGTGCGCAGCCGGAACCAGCCGATCCCGCCTTCAATCGCCTGGTCCGCCGCCCATTCAATCGGGGATTCCCCGCGGCTGTTGTTCATCATCCAGCGCAGATAGCCCTTAAAGATATCCGCCGTATCCTGGTCGCTCGAGCCACCCGCCGGCAGCACGTCAAACCCGAAGCTGGCATTCTTGATGGTGTTGCTCACTTGCCGCACAGGCTGAGACAACCGGTCAACCACGAGGCAGGGACGCGGCGGCTGCGGCGCCATCCCCTGCAAGCTATTCCCGCCTTCCCGCGCCTCCTTAATCGCCGCCGGCCACTGATCGCCCACCCGAAACTGTTTCGCACGCACGATACGATTGCGCTGCTGCTCTTCCGCTTCCGCCGCTCGGTTCCAGCGTTCCCGCGCTTCGCGAATCAGATCCTTCGCCACTAGGCGACCTCAATCAACTGATGCTTCTTGCGCGGAATACCCGCTACGAGGTCGGCAATCTCATGCACAAATAGACAATCGGGATGCTGGCAATGCGGGAACAGCACGGGATGGAGCACGCCATGCTGATGCACGTGGACGCGCTGCTGCTCCGTCGTGGCCAATAAGAGCAGGTATTCCAGTTCGCCGCGCGTCAGCGTCATCACTTCCCCCGCATGTCGCACTTCACGAACCAGATCGCCACCGCCAAAATCACCGCTAACACGCTCGCCCAAATCGCATAGACCAGCGTCATCGCTTCAACGCCTTCTCAAGCAGATCTGCGCAGTGATCCAACACCACCGCTAACGCCTGATCGCCATCTGCCACGCGCTCCATCCCAGCGAGCCAGCGCAACTCCGCAAGTAATTGCTCGGCATGGGAGGCCGCTCCGCTCACGTTCATCTTCGGTATCGGCTTCATCGCTTGAGCCCCTTCAAGGCTTCGCGTTCCGCTTCAATCCCCGGCATCGCCTGCCGCATCGTCTCCCGCCACTTCAGCGCATTCTTCGGCGCGTGCAACAGCTTGGCCTGCACCCGCGGCGGACACGCCAGCAACTCAAAGTAGGCGAAAATCGCATTGAGGGTGCCATCTTCTTCCCCGATCCGATAGCCGCGCCAGATATCGCCCGCCACCTTGCGCCATTTCTCGCGCCCCTCGCACACAATCGTCAGCAGCCGCGGCCGATCCCGCTCAATCTGCCGGATAAACTCCTGAATGTTGTCCGTCAGCGCCCGCTCGCGCGTCGTGCTATAGCCGACAATGGGGAGGTCGGGTAGGTGAAACATTAGCCATACATCTCTGGTTCGTCCCACGCGTCCGCTTGGCGCCGTTGCTCCTCCACTGTCTCAGCGAGGTCATCCCGTTGCGTGCGAAGCGTGACGAGCGCCGTGTAGATGCGCTTGAAATCTTCAATATCATGCTCCGCATCGTGACGCATCGCTTCGATGACGGCGTCGATTTCCGTATTCGTCATGGCGCCCTATCCTACCCCATCCAGCTTTGACTGAACCCGCTAAACGCGGGCTGCGGCACCGGCGCTTCTTTCTTCTTCCGCGCCACGGTCTGCGCAAACGTCAGCGCCAGTGCGTCTCCTTCATCCGGGCTCGGCACGTCTCGCGCCGCCATCTCTTTCTTCGACTCCAGCCATACCCGCTGCTTCAAATCCTCCCGCAAGCCCGGCGCCGTGAGGTCATTCTCCAGCCGCGGCGACGTATCAATCGCCCCATTGACCAGCCAGTCCTTCATCCGCCCCCACATCATGTCGCGCATATACCGATATTTCTTATCAGGACTGTCGGCGCCAAAGTTCACTTCAAGCAGGTTCGTGTAACCAAGCTCCCGGAGTCGCGTCCCGATGCTGCCGGCAATGCCGGCACTGTCGAGGAACAGCATAGATACACGATGTCCGCCGTAGGTTCCACCCAATACGTCAGAGAGACGATTGGTGAGCACCGAAGGGTCACGCGTGAGCTCGCCGGCAATACGGATAGCAGGGATTGCGCGAGCATCGCGCCCTCGTCTAAATCTGATGACGTTGGAATCCTTACCCCCCCATGCCAAATCGCATCCAGCGACCAGCGGTTCATCATCGAGCACCTCCACCTTCCGTTTTTGCGCGTCCCGCACGCGCACGGCATCAATAAACTGCGCGTCTTCCGCATTCGGCGGCAGCCCGCGCACGCGCACTCTGAAGCGGTCGCTATCCTCGCCCCAATCCTCGAGCTGTTCCGCAATCAGCGCCTTATTCGGAAACTGGCACGTGCGCGCATCAATCTGCCACGTCTTCCACCCGCGCCCCTTGCCGGCAAACACGATGTCGTGAAAGCTGCCCCGCCTGCGCGTCGGGTTGCCAAACAAGAACTGCATCGGCTCGCCGTCAGTTAGTCCACCTTCCTGCACCTCGTGGATGATCTCCGGGACGTTGCTGTCTTCGTCGTTGATGTAAAAGCTCGTGCTCGCCGCATTGTGCTGGCCGGCGAAGCTTTCGCTGTTATCTGGGTCGCACGTCTGCGGGCTGCACTTCCACTCTTCCCGATGGCCCTTGCGATACAGAATGCTCGTGTTCAGCTCAAACCAGTCGCGCGTGATGGCTCGTTTCACCCACGTCGTAATGCTCGGCCAGGTCTTGTCTTGTAGCTGCGGCCCCGTGTTTGCCGTGATGACGCCTTTCGCGTGGCGCCTGGTCGACATCAGGAAGCTGACCAGCATGCCCGTCAATGCGCCTTTGCCAATCCCGTGACCGCTCGAGACAGCCGCGCGGATGGGCATGACGGGATGCACGCCATCGAAGTCGCGCGCCTTAATCTCGCTGCCCAGCCATTCGAGGAATTCGCATTGCCAGATGTCTGGCTCACGATAGTGCTGCAAGGGGCCTGGCTCGCCCCAGGGGAACGCGCCGCAGACCCAGGCAAGGGGATCCGCATAGAGGGACGCGCACCACTCCACGAGGTCGTCATCGTAGCTGCGTGATGGTGCGGGCATTATCGTCTCGGCCCCAACACCTTGGCGCGGAACCGTTCATATACCCACGGATAGCGCACATCGAGGAGGATGACGGCGCAGACGATCGCCCCGCCCGTGAGCACGCCCAGCAGAAACGTCTCATAGAGGCTCATGGCTTCAACTTCAGCAACGATCGCTCCTTCGCGCGATCGAGCGCCGTCGTATTATCCGCCCGAATCTCAATCTCCTGCACTTGTTCTTTCGGGCGGTCAATCGCTCGGTTGAGCAAATCCGTGAACGCTTGGACGCTCGGGTCTTTCTCCCAGACCTCGATGACCTCGGCGTCCTGGTCGACGTCCTCGAGCGAGCGCACGCGTTCGAATTTACCCGTCTGCTTATCGCGATAGACCAGATATTGCAGGCCCTTCGCATTGGCCACCTGGGCATCGACGAGCGCCGGCAGATGCGCCGTGATGGTTTTGCGCACGTATTCGCGGGCCGCTTCCTTGGCCAGCGTTTTGAGGAGCTTGGTGCCTTTCTTGCGACCGGCACCTGGACGTTTACCGCCGTGATTGTTCTTCAAGTTAGTCAAATCTTTGACGGTAGGAACTATACCCCCCTCATGGGAATTCGGGAACGGAAAGAGGCGATGAAGGGGAGCTTATACTTCCCATATATATTATTAGTTCCGGCGTTCCCATGTATATATGGGAACGGGGAACGGAATTGTTTCCTGAATGAATTCGCACGAAACAGGTAGGAGCGAAAAAGCCGTTCCCAGAGGTCGGGAACGGAAACGGAACTTGGGAACGGCGGGAACGCGGGAACGCGGGAACGGCTTTCATGAGCGCGTGACGAGGCTGTAACTATAGGGGTCTTGACGCTTCCCAGAGCCATGACGGACGACGGCGCCTTCGGCCATAAGTCGAGCAATCGCATGGAGTTTGGTCTGCTTGCGTCCTTCGACCAGCTCGAGCCATTCGATATGGGTCAGGAGGGGTGTCGGGCTATTAGCGAGGGCGTCAAGGAGTTTCTGGCCAAAGAGTTTCTGTTCCGCGAGCATACGGCTGCCACCGAGGGACACACGGCCTGTGGTGGAGAGGTTCAGCACGCATTCATCGAGGTCTGGGCCGACGCGTTGGGTCGTGGAGACGGTGCGAAAGCCGCCGCGCTTAGCGAGGACGATGGTGTTATCGACGGAGCCGGCAATGGCCGTGGAGCCGAGGACGCTGTCGAGGGCTTCGCGGTCCGCGGCTTTGCCGGCATGATGGAGGAGCAAGAGGGCGGCGCCCGTTTCCCTGGCAATGGCGATGAGCGGGTTAAAGGCCAAGGTCACTTGGGCGTAGTCTTCCATGGATTTGACGCGAATGAGGCGCTGGAGCGTGTCGACGATGATGAGGGCGGGCCGCTCGAGTTTGGCGCGGGCGAGCAGTTCTTTCATAAACGCGGGCGTGGGGGCGGTGAAATAGCATTGGAGGCGGGCGGCATCGGCGGGTTCGAGGTCGAATTGGCGGAAGTGGGCGAGATGGTCTTCTTTGCGGCCTTCAAAGGCGAGATACCAGACGAGGCCAAAGGCGCATTGGGAGCCGAGCCACATGCTTTCCGTGGCGACGGCCACGGCGAGATGCCGAGCCGCCGTGGTCTTGCCGACTTTGGGTTTGGCGACGAGGAGATTGACACTGCCGGCGGGGATGCGGTCGGAGACGACCCAGTCGACGATCTCGGGGGGTTCGTTGAGGAGCGTATCGAGGCCGGTTAAGGCCGCGAGCGGAAACGGAACAACAGCCATGCGCACTCCTTGCTGAGTGAAGGGGCCGGGCCACCGCCTGAGCAAGCAAGCGGTGCGCGTCGAGCGAGGGGTGGCCACCCCCGCCCGGCTTCAGCGTTCATTCTACGTTAGCCAACAGTTTTCTCATCTGTCTGATTGCTACCTAATTGCGCGCGCAGCCATTCAATCGTCTCAATGCTTTGCAACTGCTTCGGCGTGAACTGGAAGTAACGGAAGCCTGCCGCCTGAGCCAAATTGCTCTTCTCATAATCGCGCTGCAGGCCTTTGCGCGTCGAATGGTCGCGAAAGCCTTGCTGCTCGACGATGATTTTTTGCAGGGGCCAGCAATAATCCGCGCGGAAATCGCGATCGGCCAGGAACAGCACTTCTCGCGCGGGGATGGGCAGCTTAGCCGCGGCGCAGAGCTCCATGAAGCGATCGAAGGGCTGGGCGTGGGGCCGCAGGGGCAACGGGAGCGGAGGCGCGAGGCCATCCATGCGACGGCGAAACGCGGCGTATTCTTCGACCGTCCAGCGGAGGCCTTGGCTCATGGATGCCACGCTTGGGCGATATGCGTGGCGAGGGCCAGCGGGATCTTGGCGATGTGCGCGCGCCAAGCTTTTCTCTCTAAACTGCCGCTCGACCATCGACGGTGAGAGGTTTCATAATTATCGTAAAACCATCCACCGACTTTCTTCCTATTCCTGGGGTCAGGCTCCTTGACATGGCACACGTCAGGCAGCAAAGCCGGAACATCGCCCCAGAGATACATCGAACCGCCATGCCATTTCGCACGTCCTACCCACTTCTGCGCCCCGCGGACGTTCTCCACGACCAGCGGAATGTGATGCCCTGCCGCTTCGATGGCTTCCCGCTGAATCCGAAAGCAGGCCTCGAAGAGTTCATTACTCGGCGGCGGTAAGGCTTTGGCTCGCTTCCACGGCATGGCCCGATACGAATACGCCTGACAGGGCGGACTGGCGACAATCAGCGCCGCGTCCTTGAACTGCCGCCCGTGCAGCGTCAGGACGTCTTGGATGACGAGCTGCGCGGGATACCGAGCCTCTCCGTAGATGTGCTGTTCGTTGTCAAAGCCGACGACGCGATACCCCGCATACAGCAGACCGTCCGTCCAGCCACCCAAGCCGCAGAAGAGGTCAATCGCGAGCGGCTTAGGCACTCGTCATCTGCGATTCCGTGTAACGGCGGATTTCCTCACGACGGTCGTTGATTTGCTGGCGCAGCGCCGCATTATGGCGCAGCAGTTCGCCATTCTGAGCCAGGAGGATCTGGCTCATCTCCCGATAAATGACCACTTCCTGTTCCAGCTCCGCGACATCCGCGGCGAGATGTTCCAGCACGGCTTGGACGACGTGTTCTTTCGACATGACGACCCAGTCTGACACCGCTGTCAATGCCACAAGGTATAGTGGCTAAGTTCTTGCCTACCAACTACTAATGGGGGCGTTATGTTACCCTTTTGGCCGATGGACGCGGAGTTGACGAAATGGTTTGCCACGTTGGGCGTCGGGGGCATCTTGGCGGGATTCATGTTTGCCTTGTATCGGAAAGACATCAAGCAATTTACGGAATTGTGGAAGATGGCCACCGATCAGCTTATTATCGTCATCAAAGAAAACACGGCGTCGAATACGAAGCTCGTCGGGATGCTGGAGACGATGGAGCGGAACGCGCTGCGCAAAACTGATATTGAAGAATTTGTCGGCCGACGCGCGACGAACTCGAAACCGAAAGGCGCTGACTAATGGCGTATATCGTCTGGCATGTGCAAGACCCGGAGGGCAAACCGATCGGCGGCGCCGTCGTCAGTGGGAAATCGACCACGATGGGCGACTGGTCCTCGGTCACGAATGCCTGCGGCGATTGCAAAACGACACTCGGCGCGGCTGTCTACGACATGACGTTCGAGGCCTATGGCTTCGTGACGCGCCTCTATCCGGCCACGATTGGCGAGAGCGGCGAAGTCGTCACGGGTCTGGAGCGTGGAGCCGTCGACCCTTTTAAGCCTGCCCCGCGCTTCTGGGCCGCGAATATGTGCGGCATCAGAATCCCGGGGCTGCCCCCAGTCCTTGGTGGCGCGGCGGACCCGTCGCTGCTGCTCTCGTGGTTCTACGACCGTTACGACGTCGGCTGGCGCGCGGCGATTCGCGGACAATGGCAAGTCAAGGACTATACGCATGTGTTGCTCTCGTGGCCGGACAGTCACGGCCAAGGCGCCACGCCGGAATCCTTCTTGGCCACCTGCAAAGAGTTAATCGATGACGGGTTCTATCCGTGCGTGATGCTCAGCTCGAAGGACTTCGATAGCACCTACGATACACCGACGCTCGTCGACAATCTCACGCCCGTCATCAACACGCTCGTCGGCACCGTGCCGATGTTTTGTATTGGCTGGGAGTTGTCGTTGTGGCGCACGCCGACGCAAGTGCAGGACATGATCAACGCGCTCAGTCCGCTGTGCATGGCGCAGGCGGGCACGCTCGTGTATGTGCATTTCCAGGAGGGGTATCCGAGCTTCCAACAGCCAGGCGGCGTCGTGGCCGATTTCTGGAATCCCAATGTCGGCAAGTTGACGGGTTTGCTCTATCAGAAGCGCATCGCACAGACCGATGCGGAATTCCTCGATAGCATCAACGATTGCCTCGAACGCTTCGCCGGCGGCTGGGGCATGGTCGCGGGCTTTGATTTCGTCGCGCTCGAACTGACCGCGATGCCGCAATTCAATGGGACATGCAGTGAAGCTGAAGGGAATCGGATCGGGCGACTGGCCATCAATGCGCCCGCGGTCAACGGCACGAAGGTGAGCGGCAGCGGCAACGGACATTAGGAGGCGATATGGCCAGTCTGAGTGAAATTCTCCAAATCATTACGCTCGTGCGCGACATCATCACGGCGCTCTCTGGTATGGGCCTGAAGGTCAACGGCGAAGTGCATATTGACCAGATTTTGGCGCTGATACCCAAGCCATGATGCAAGCCTTTTCGGCGTTCATCCGCACGGAGCCCGTGCGCGCCATGGCGATCCTGAATGCGATCATCGTGGTCGCGGTCGCCTTCGGGGCGAAGCTGACGCTGCCGCAGATTTCGGCGATTGGCGCACTGGCGGCGGCGATCTTCGGCGTCGGCAGTCAAATCACGCGCGGGCAGGTGCAGCCGATTGCGAAGATGGCGCCTGCGCAAGCCGTGCAAGTGCTGGAACAAGCGAAGACCGAAGAAACTAAACCATAGCGCTTGCTATAGGCGTATCGCACGTGCTAGCCTGTGCGGTATGCCCAAGCCTGCCGAGACGCACGTCCTCTATTTACGCAAATTCCCTAAGGATTTGTCGCAACGCCTGAAGATCGAGGCGGCGATCCGTGGCTGCACAATTCCGCACACCTTGGCGCTGATTCTCCGAGAATATTTCAAGCTTGCAAAAAGTGCTTGACATGGCTAGCTAGTGCTAGTAAGCTTCTCTCATGAACATTACAGCACGCACCGAAGCCAAGCTCGCTAGTGACGCTGACCGCATTATCCGCCTGACGATGGCTGAAGCCGAATCTCTTCCGGGATTCCTCAAGCGCATCGTGCCAGCCTGCCTCCTCCATCGTGGTTGGTATGGATGCACGCTGGACGGCGTGAAAACGCTGTATCTGGAGGCGAAGTAATGGACGCCATTTCAAAGCATCTGTTCGCCACCCTCACGGCGCTCTCGCGGGCCGAAGCCGCGATGGTCGCCCCCAGCCGCCCGCGGTATGCGGTGCGCCTCACGTCTGGCATCTACGCCAGCCCCAATCGGCACTGGACGCAGGACACCACACACGCGCAGCGATTCGACCTCATCACGTCCGCGAACATCTACGCCGTCAACGAGCTGGGCCTGGAACTGGACGATTTCACCGTGGAGGTGTTATGAGCCGCTGGAGTCAGGAACCGGACGCTGACGATGACAACGCGCTGAGCCCTGAACGCGAAGAGCCCAACTGCGAAACCTGCGGGGAGCCGGCGAACGAGGCCGTCTGGGCGGCCAATGGGCAGTATGCGTTCTGCTCCGACAAGTGCCGCGATGACTATTACAAAGCCTTGGAGGAGTTGTGATCCGCATCGGTCACCGGATGCCGTGGCTGGATATCGTCATCATCGTGGCGATGGGCCTGATGTTGGGCACGGCGATTGGTCTGTGGCTGGTGGCACCCTAATGCAACTCGCCTTCCTCATCGTGGCAGCAATGGCTATTGCGGTCGCTCTCTGGCGCTGGTGGCCGAGCAAGTCGATCTGGCCCGCTGACATGACACAAGCTTGGCATCAGGAACGGGAACGCGCGACGTATAAAGACGGCTGGAGATTATGACGGCAGAAGACGAGATCGAAATGCATGAGTGGGCAGTGAAGCTGGCACAGTTCACCGAAGGGACTGGCTGGGAAGCCATGCGTTATCTCGCGATTGCTCGACTGCTGCTAAAGCTCACGGAATTCTGCGCGATCTGTGACTGCACGGCCAAACGTAACCAACAGGGGAAATCATGAAACCAATCATCCTAATCGTTGCGCTGTCAACCGTATCAGCCTGCACGGGCGTCTCAGCCATGCCGACCGCGCCGAGCATCGCGGCTTCGAGCGCCCCCGCCGTCCTCGTGACGCCGGCCGCGGTGCCCCCTGCACCGGTCCTTGTGGCCCCTGTGGTGACGCCAGCGCCAGACCCTCCCCCTGCGCCTGCCGCGCCGGCTCCGGTCGCGCCGGCTCCGCCCCAGGCCCCGCCCGCGCCCGTTGTGGCGCCTCCGCCGCCGTTGGTGAACCAAGCGCCGCCCCCGCCGCCCGATGGCCCCTGCGGAAAGATGGCCTGCACGCCGCCACCTCAGCCGCCGACGTGTCCGCCTGGCACGCACGCCGAGCTCAAAGGCGATGCCCCGTATTGCGCGATTGACACGCCGCCGCAGGGCTGCCCGCCGGGGACTCATCCTGTGCTGGGCGATACCGTGACGTGCGAGGTGAACCGATGAGCGAGAAGCAAATCGTGCTCGTCGACTTCAGCAGCATCGCGCACCCGATTTGGCATGTCAGTGCGAACGACCCGAATCCCGATGCCACGTCTATTGGCATCATCGCCAAGGTGCGCGCCCTGACATCTGGCCAGCCGCATGCCGCCCTCTGCCTGGATTCGCCCACGTCATTCCGCCGCGAGATGGACGCGACGTATAAGGCAGCGAGGGAATCGAAGCCCGCGCCCTTCTTTCATCAGTGCGAACTGGCACTGGAGGCGTTGAAGGGCGACGGCTTCCCGCAATGGATGGCGGAAGGCTTTGAAGCTGATGACATCATCGCGAGCGCCGCACGTCGGGCGATTAATATCGGCTTTGGCGTGTCTGTGTTAGTCGTCAGCGCCGATAAAGACTTGCTGCAATTGGTGAATAACCTTATCAGCGTAAAATCTCCAATCACGGGCAACATCATGACGCCGGAGGGTGTGAGAGAGAAGTTTGGCGTCGAGCCGCATCAGATCCGCGATTACCTGACGTTGGTTGGCGATGCGTCCGATGGCGTCGTCGGCGTCAAGGGCATCGGCGCTAAGGGCGCCGCGACGTTGTTGGCACAATTCGGGAATCTGGATGATGTCTATAGCACTTTGGATTCCGTGTCTAATCGCGAAACATCAGGATTGAAACCAGCACAAATATCAGCGTTGTTGTCCTTCCGTGAGCGCCTGCTCATCGTCCGCACGTTGTTATCCCTGCGCGAGGATGCGCCGATTGACTTTGCCCAGGTGCTGAAGGAACGCCAGACGACAGACAGCGAGGATGAGATTATGCAGGACATCGAAGAAGCGATGCCGACACTTCAGCAAGCCGTCGATACGCTACCAATGGAACAGGCCGTGAAGGTTGAACAGGCTATCGATGCCATTCGTGAAGTGGCAGCCGATAAGCCGCGCATGTCGCTTGTGCCGATGAATGGCGATTATGAACGGCAGCTGGAGCCGCAGAGCATGAACCAAGCCGTGCAGTTGGCGCAATTGCTGTTCAAAGCGCGGCTGTTTGGTGCCTACGGCACGCCGGAAGCCGTATTGTCGACGGTGCTCTCAGGCCGTGAATTGGGCCTCTCAGCAATGGCTAGTCTGCGGGCCTTTCATATCGTTGAAGGTAAGCCGACCATGGCCGCTGATGCCCTCCGCGCGCTCGTGCTGAAATCTGGTAAGGCGAAGTCATTCAGGTGCACCGAGCGCACAGCGACGGCCGCGACATTCAGCACGCAGCGCCAGGATGAGGAGCCGATGACATTGCGCTATACCATCGAAGAGGCGCAAGCGGCTGGCCTCGTGAAGAACGGCAGCGGTTGGACGAAGAATCCGGCCGATATGTTAGTCGCGCGAGCGTCGTCGAAGCTGGCCCGGTTGGTCTATCCTGACGTTGTGGCTGGCCTCTATGCGCCTGAGGAGTTCTAATGCAAACCACAATCTATGTCCACAGTAGTAAAAGCAACAATGCTGATATCGGACGTAAGCTTGGCCTTGTGGATGATGCATTGGAGAATTTCTGCTATGCCTGCTATGAGGTCGCGCTAGGCGTAGAAATAGACGAAAAAACAGGACGAGCAGTAATCGTTAGTGTTGATGGTCGCAAGGTGGAACCATGACGGCCTACGAACTCGAAGCCATCGGCCTGCTGAAACGCATCGATGCCACACTGGCGGAATTGCTGGCGCTCTCGAAGTCGAAGCGAGCCGGGACACCGATGCCCGCCGCGGCGATTGACCTCGAAGGCCCCTATGGTGATCCACTCATCAAGGCGAAAGACCCACGCGATTGGAACGGCCCGAGCATGAACGGTCGGCATCTATCTGAATGCCCGCCGGAATATCTTGATCTGCTGGCGTCCCGATATGACTATTTCGCCGGCAAGGAAGAGGACGAAAAGAAGAAACGGTATGCCGTCATCGATGCGGCGAAGGCCCGGGC